TAATACCCGCATCAGGATACATTAATCCTAAACTTCCACTACTTCCTATAGAAAGTAAAGAACCAGACATAACACCCGCAGAACCTGATACTATATTAAATTGTCTACCTATATTAGTTAAAACGGCACTGCCTGAACGTGTAACTGAATCATCTGTAAGATTACGGCCTCCATTAAGTGTCATTTGTAATGAACCTAGTCTAAGGGATTGTTTATATCTTGATCTATTTACGTTTATTACAAAAATATCTTGTGGTTCATACCCATTAAATGTGAAATTGCGTGTCTCATCTCCATATACTAAAGATCTATATTGTGAATATATTGCTCTACTTGGTGAAAATCCTACATCATCAGTAGTAATTGGGGCAGAACCACTACCAGCGTAGTGTCCATAAGCAACAGTATACATGTTAACTTGACTACCATCTCGGGCTTGTTCAAAGTATTGGCCACTTGAACTAGGGGTGTCAAGTATTGGACCATCATTAGCATATGAGCTTAATGTATTTGCTGAGAACGTATTAGTAAATACTCTTTCAGTGGTAATTACTATATCGTCTGGTGAAAATCGTGTATATGTCGCCATGTTATTTTATATTATCTTATTACGCCGTCTACGTCTTGGGTTGTAGTTACTGCGAGTACTTCTTTTGAAATTTCAACTGGGATTGTTGTTCTTGCACCACTATCTCTACCTTCAATTACTAAGCTAGTAACCAATGTAGTAGCACTACCAAATAATGTTTGGGCATTAATAGCTGTCATACTTAACGATTGTCCTACTACGGTTTCTGCTACAGCAGAATTAGAATAAGGGCGTACTCTAGACGATTTGCCTGCTTGACTAGTTGCCGAGAATTTACTGAATAATCTTCTGTCTGCTATAGTAAAGATATATGATGATTCTTTAAGGCTACCTTGACCACTAAAGTTAAGGGTAGCTGGGTTTACTACTGTTGGGGAACCAAGAGATAGTGTAATTTTAGCAGTATTAGCTGTTACCACAGGCATAGCTGAGGTACCTCTAGGTAGAGTTACTAACTTGCTTTTTAAAATTGCTCCGTCATCTGGGATGGCTTCGAGCATTGGAAGAAATTCTATAGCTTCTCCAGCAAAAGCTGAACCATTTGAGTGGTTTTCATTATATAAGGTGTAATCGATTTCGTCGTCACCTAAAGCAAATTGAGTGATTTTAAAAGAGCCGTCTTGTCTTGCAAGGGCTTCACGGCCTTTTTTAGTGAGAACAGCGTCTACTATAATAGTTGAGTTATCTAAATATCCCATTAATTTTGTTTTTTTATAAATATAATAGTTTTACAAAAATATTACATTAATTTTCTATAAGTGTTATCTAGTGCGGGAACAACGTCAGTTCCTAATGAAATACCAGCTTTAGCTAAATAATGTACTAAATTTTGTTTAATATGGGGGTGTATGTTTTCGGGTACAATTACAAATCCTTTACGTCCTATACCATCAGGTAAGTGTTCTTCTTTAGGTAAGTTTAAAAGTAAAGAAGGTACAACATCGTCACATAAAGTATGCATTACTGTAAATCCATTTAGTGTAGGAACAACATTATTGTTGGGGTGAGGTAAATAATTAAAAGTTGTTCTACGGTTGGCATAGTATTTGTACTGTTGAAAACCAGCTAAACCTGATTCTTGGAAGCGAAAATCATGGCCAACTATTTCTATAGTAGATATTTCCGCGAGATTTTCAGTATTAAATGAAGTACCTGGGGGCTTATTTTCTTGAGCAATAGTTCTAACAGCCTCAAACTCATTACCGGGAATTGATGATCCAGAATTACTTGAAGTAGTAACTGATAAGAATAATCTTTTATCTCCTATATAACTTGAGTTAGATTTATAATCAAAAAAGGGATCTAAAAAAGTTTCTCCAAATTCTTCTGCTTGGAAATTACCGTAAATACCTTGTCCTAAGGTAATATTATCTAAAGATCCCGTATAGTATTTACGTATATCATTTTCATTATAAAAACTTACTAAACTTGAGATTTTAAGAGCACTAATACTCCATGTATACCTGTGGCCATTAGCATCATTAGGGTTCTCGGTAATACTAACTGATGTGCTAGTACTCCCAAACGGACCGCTTGGTTCAATATATTTAGGCATAGAGAACGAAAATAACTTTTTAAGTACACCACCATTAAAATATATATTGTACCTATCGTTAAGACTAGTTTTAACAGAATCATCAGATATTATAACTCTACAATCGCTTCCATCAGGAAAATCTTCATAAAATGCTCTATAAAAACCACGCTTAGAATCAAAATCCTCTTTAGTAGTTTCTAGCCTTTGCACAGATATAGAATCATCATCATTAATTGTAAAAAATCTATTAGTTTGAACATACGAAAAATTTTCGATTCTCATTAATCGAGGATCTTCAGGGGCATCATTCAAACCTATTACAGCGTTTCCAAAATATATGTTGCGTGTATATTTTTGTGTTGCTGCGGTTTTCCCAAACGTAACATCATTATTATTATATTTGTTTAAAACTGTTGTTTTAGTTCGCGAACCATCATACCTAGGATTTTTCCAAGATGCTGCCTCAAAGTTAGCATCATTTAATTCAACTGAATATTCTTTCCCTCCTAATGCAACTCTATTAGAGGGACCTGGTGGTGGTGGTGGTGTTGACATATTTTATGTTTTATATACGTATATTAACTAGATGGAGGTGGTAAAGGAGTACCAAACCCATCAGTAGGTTTAGTAGCTACTGTGAAATACTTAGTACTAATAGGACCATAAACCCAATTATTTTCGATTACTCCGAAACTACCACTTAATACTTCTGCTACGTCGATTGTAACTTCATTTAATATATATTCGCTACTCATAGTAGGGAAAACTTCAGGTATATTAAAATCAGGTAAGGAGATATTTGAAAAATTAGTATTAGCATAATTAATTTTATCTCTTTCTAAATAATGTGGTTCTATTAAATATCCTGTTTTTAAGTTAGCTTTAGCAGGGGCAAATTCTTCTATTAATTTAAATATAGTATGATCAAAATATTGTATAGTTTTTAAGTAATCCCAAAAATTATATCTTCCACCAACTTTTTGGAAATATAAATCTCTCATACTCTGTAGATCAGGGTATGAACCACTATTTAAGTGGCGTGGGTCTCCTATATAATCGTCAAGTCTAAAACCACCTAATGTGTGAATTATATCCTCATTTATTTCAAAAGTAGGTGAAAAGAATATACCTAAATTTGAAAAATCTTGAGGTTGGCGGTCTAAAGTAGATTCTTCTGCTCGTATAATAGGTGAAAGTATATCATCATCTATAGTACCTTGGTCGTATCTAATTTTTTCGGATGCCATTGAAGAACCAACAGTATCTGGAGTGATTATATGGTGGTCGTAAACCATATCTTCATAAGTGATATCAGGTCTACCTGCTGTTAATCTTACAGCATTGCCCACATTAGAAAAATCTATAAAGTTATAGTTTGTTGCTATATTTTCTTTACTTACTGTAGAACCTAATGGGTTATAGAATTTTAAGTCATTATCAAAATAAGATCCACTGTCGTTACCTGCTATGATATTAGAATCTTTAGTGTGATGTTCTCTAGTTGTGCTATTTAATTCACTACCATATACTTTAAAATTATGGACTAAAAAATCTGAGGGGTGACCTGTTTGAGTCGTATTATTTCTACCAATATTATTAACACCCATAGAGGCATCTGTAGCGTTTATTTCAATGTATTCATTATCAACATACATTCCTACAGTAACATCAGTTATAGTACTACTACTACCCTGTTTTACAAAAAATGTAATAGGTCTACCACAAAATGCAGGAAATTCGCTAGTAATGTCTGTAGAAACAGTTCCATTCCAAAAAATTAATTTACCAGATTCTTCATAAATTGAGCTGGTTTGGATTGCTATATACTTTCCACCAGAACTTTGTGAACCTCTATTACCACTACCTCTAGCTCCAGTACCTGCTTCTGAAAGTATAATATTACCTTCTCCACCAACGGTTTTATCAGGAATAATGGTGAATTCTACTACCTCACTATTATTATTTAAATTAAAACTTAAAAAACCATCACCTGTAGTATCCTCTATTCTGAGGCCCATAATGGTTTTAGGGTATTTAAATGTTCTAAACCCAGACTTATCAGCATTAGGACCTCCATATTCTTTAACATGAAGTATACCTTCAGGAATTCCATAACACGATAAAACAGCTTTAACACCGCGTTCAGTACCTTTAGTTTTTAAAAGATAAGGGGCATTGTGATATAAACGTTTCCAAACTTCTTTAGTAATATCACCTTTAGGAACAGATTCATTTGAACTGCTTACCATAGTTTGCCCTGAGGGGGGTTGATATTTAAAAGTTGCACTACCATTATCTGAGCCAATTAAATATTCAAATAAATTAGCATTTTCAAATTGATCAAAAGCAGGAATACCACGTTCTTTAAGAGCGTTAAACACAAGATCTTTTGAAATACCTTCTTTTAAGCTATTATGAGCTATATTTTTATCAGTAATATTTTCAATATATAACCAAATGTTATCAAAATACTGTCCAATCATATCTGTAAATAATATGAATTGTTCGTTTTGATCATTATCAATAATATACTGTGGGAGGGTATTTCTTAAAATATAAGGATTTAGCCCATCATAATCTTCAGCGTTTTCTATTTGAGAATTAAACCAACTAGTTGCTTCAGACGCTGAGGTAGAATATAATGAATATGGTTTAGAACTAGTAGATTTAGGCCATGAATATGCTCCCGTATCATAATATAGGTATCTTTCATACCCATCAAAATCTTGAATGATTTTGTTTTTTAAATTTTCATTTTCTTGTTTAAGAGTAGTTGTAACATATGCTGGATTTAGTGTATTCATATATGCACTCTTAGAAGTATATAATTCTATTAAGTCTAATTTATATTTAAAATTTCTTATTCTTTCTTCAGCCGAACTAAAATGGATAAATTTATCATAAACATATCCAGAATCCGTATTTGGGTTATCATATTCAACAGATACGGGAATACTTGATGATAAAGCATTTAATACATTTAATAATGATCCACTAGAAGTATATGATAAAACATCATTATAATTTTTATATGCTGTTGGAATACTAGAATTTAACCTAGTATCAATTCTTAAATTAGGACCACGTAATTCTGTAGCAGATATAGTGATTTCTGGGGTACCTAAATCGACTTTATATTTTATAGGATTTGTAATCTCTTCAATTACTCTAAATTGGGATTTTTCTTCAAATGACCCAGGTAAAGGTTCATAGAGTTTAATTAAAAAGCTATTACTTTGGCCTTCTTCAGCTATAAAATTAACACCTGTTAAAATTATATCATTACCAAAATTTAGTGCGAAGTCTTTAAAATAAGAAAACCCCTCACTAGGATCACCTAAATCACCTATAAAATCGTTTGTAGCTAAAATTAAAGATGATAGATTATCTGTGTCTTTAATTTTAACTCTTAATTCCGTTCTGCTAGGGGAAATAGTATTAACATAAAATATATTTTCAAAAGTATTAAGTACTTTTTTTCTATGAAAATTAACTCTTAAATCATATTCGCCCGCATTATATCCTAAATCTCTTAAAGTTTTATCAGGATTAAATACTATCTCGCTAAAATACCCATCTGGGTCGTCTACATTAGGAATTTCGTAATTTTCAAAATTATAAACAGAATCTAATAAATTACCATTAAGATCATAAACATGTAATTCTACGCAGTCTTCATTTCGCCCAAATCTACGAATTAATTCACGATTTTGGAGTAAATCCCTATCTTGAGGTTTAATTTGGTCTAATATTTCTTCGGATTTAATTATCATAATAAATCGTCTTCTAAATCGTCAATTATTTGGGTTAAAAAGTTTTTTACCCTTGTTGCAAAGATACCATTAACCCCGGGTACATTTCTTGTTTCAATTATATTACTTAGTACAGCTGAATATAATTCATCATTTTCTAATTCACTGGAGCGATCAGTAAGTTCTTTTACAGACTCTAATTTAAATATAGCATTAATGTAATCTAAAGCTAATCTTTTTGTTAGCGGATCAAGTCCAAGTACATTACTATTATTAATTTCAAGTAGTACTTCTGATTTTGTTAAAATAGGAGAATTTTTTATTTCATCTGAATTTTCATCAGGTAAAATATCTAATAGTATATCTCCTACAACAATTTTTTCAAAATTATCTAATATTCTTTTAATTTTATTCCTTTTATTAGCAATTTGTCGTCTTTCATCTTGGTAGAATCTTAATTCTTCTTTAAGTTTTTCTACTTCTGCTTGTTGTTCAGGAGTTAAATTAACAGGATTACTAGTAGCCCCGGATGCTATAGAACCTTTTTTACCTTTACCCTTACCTATTCCACTAGATTTAGATGTTTTATTTTTACTTGAATATCTTCCCATTATCCTCCAGTTATAGATTGAATTTCTTTTCTTATATCAGACATTTTGTCTTCAATTCCTTGTAGATAGTTTGTTTTTTCTCTAAAATCTTTTTCAAGTTCCCTTTTATATCTATCATAATCTCCATCATATTTATCAATATTTAAATTAGCATCTGAAGGGTCTAAACTAATTCTAAGATCTTCAGATTCTGCTAAGAATTGTGATGGTTCGAATGGATCATTAAAATTTTCTACTGTTAAATCTGTTCCACTTGGAATTCTATTTATAATATTATTTGGGACTACAGGAACTGGGTTATTACCTTGCCCTGCATCACCTGTATATCCTGACAATCTTACTAATGCTCCTCTTAATTCTTGATCGCTTTCAGTAAAGGTAATAGCTCTTTTAAATCCTTGGTCCATTAAGAATAAATAAGGAAAACCTCCCCCCTGGGGCCTTCTTATAAGGCTTCCATTTGGGAAACGAGGATGTTCTTTAACTACATCTACTTCAGTATTAGGTTTGGAAGCATCTAATAACTGTTTTTGTAAATCTTCTATAATGGATTGGAGATTTTCTATTTCATCATCCTTAATATCATTACCGGGAGTAATTAATTGGTTACTTTTTCTAACTAATGCTTCATGACTAAATTCTCCCGTTTCAGGGATCTGAAAAAATAATTCATTATATAAATCAAAAAAATCTTCTATAGTAAAATTTTCTCTTGTACTAAATAATTCAGAAAAATCTGTATCGATTACTTCTTTATACTTATTACTACTATAAATATTTTTTCTTATAGAAATATTTTTTTTCATTATCTGACTACTTTAAAGTAAAAATTCTCATCTGTATAGGCTGCACCATAAATATTAACACTATTACCTATTTCAGATTTAATTAAAATACGATAATATCTTTCTGGTTGTAAACCCTGCATATAAAATCTAAAATACATCCCATTACTGTCGGCACTTAATTTAGTATTATTTTCATCAAAAGGTATTATTACTTCTTTTGAAGTATAATCTTCTATACTATAATAAGAGGTCGAAGGTAATATATGGGGTTTAGTATATAAAGAAGAAGTAGTAAATTCTCTATCAGGGTATTGGGGACGAACATGAATCCTAAAAGTAGGAATTTCGCTTTGCTTATATTCTTTTTTTAAATTAGTAAACGTAAGTTGAATTTTTTCTTCATTACTTAAAGTAGTAACTTGATCAGGATTAAATCTTGGGTATATAGAATCATCCCATTTAAATATTAGTGTAGGGGGGAATATAGTATGAGTATTATTAGAAAAATATTTTAATGATCCTAAATCTTTATCTGTTCCTCCTCTATCCAGAGTTACATCGTTTTCACGTTTAATGATAAACCCATTATTAGGAATCCCATTAGGATATGTCATAGCTGGATTAAATAAACTGGCTGTGATTTTGTTAATTTGAGAAGTAACATCAAAATTTAAATCATAATCGTGAATTATAGAAATTGATTGAGACGATTCAAAATCTTCACCTGTATACCAAGTTCCCCCTATACCATTAAGAGCATTTTCAATGCTACCAAAACTAGAAGTAGTTGTTCCAGGTGAAAAAGCAGCCCATGGATTTTTATCGGTACCATTATCTCTATATAACCATGAAGCTCCATTACTTATAACTCCCCCATAAGCAGGGTGGTCATTATATCTTTGGGTGCCATTTTCCCATTCATCTACTAGGGGGTATAATTCTAAAGTTTGTGATACAGGTAAATTTTGATTATAATCTGTAGTATATAATTTTAACTCTGCTTTAAGATTTGGGGGGAGTGTTCCCTGATTCCTGTTGATTAAATTAACTGTGTCTTTTATTTCACTATCTTTGAATTTAATTAAGATTCTTGAAGGATAATAACTATCATCATCATTTCCTTCTTCAGTATCTAAACATAGGGTTTCTACTTTTCCAGTATTTAAATCCGTTCTACGAGGATGAGAATATATTGTGGTGTCCTTTTCAGGAAATAAAAAATAATATGCCATGATTAATATTTAATTACTCTGCCTGTTATATCAGTATTAGGGTATTTTAATTCAAAAATACTTATATCCATAGAAGGGTATAATACATTATTGATAATAGCAGAACTAAAATCATATGAATATTGAGAATACCCTGCTGCAATTCCCGCTTTGTTTTTAAGTTGAACATGTTCAACGTTTTGAACACCTTTAACTGCCCCAATTACATTATATATTTCATTTATAACAATTGGTTGATTAATTTGCCAATTATCTACATTAAAATAATTTTTTAATGCCTGAATACAGTTTAAAATAACCTCATCATTGTTGAAGTTTTTAAATACAACTACATCAAATTCAACACTAAAGTTTATAACAAATGCATCTTTAATATTAACAGCATCTGTTAACATTCTATATTCTTCTAAATAAGTAATTAAATTATCTCTAGTAGCTTGATTTAATTTTACTAAATTTTTATCCCCATTATATGCTAATGTATATAAATTTAAAGCATTAGGATTTGAAATTTTAGCACTACTATCTACACTAATTTGATCATCTCTTATAATGTAAGCTTTAGCGATTTTACCAAATTTAGGGGGCATAGATAACGTACGTATAATGTAATCTTCTTTTGATACCGTACGGAGTTGTGAAGATGCTTGGGCCGATGAATTTAAACGTATATCTTCAAGTGTATCACCGGGCCCCCCACCAGTTGCTGGAAGGGGGTTAGTGACTGCTAAAGAATCTTTTACATCATCAAATGCCGAAGGACTACTAACACTATTATTTTGTTTTATAATAACACTATCATTTTTATTTATAACTCCTGATTCAACATTTGATGATATCCCACCACCTGTTAAATATTTTACAGTGAGTGTAGTATTATTTGGAATTTCACCATAGGTTTTTGATAATAAGAAGTTTGAAGGATCATAAGCTAAATCTAAATTAGAACGACTATCTTTAATCCCTATACCTATATTATTAGGAGTAGGTAATATTTCGGCATCATTTCCTTCACTAATACCTGACCCAAATTGGAGTTGAAGTATATCGTTAGACGTAAATCTAGTAGCAAATCTTTTTGGTACTTTTTTTAACCTTAAGAGATAAGGTGTATCATAAGAATATTGGTTTAAGTTAGGATTATTAGCAGCTACATTTAATACATCATCAAATATAGTTTCTTGTGCTAAATAAGGAACTTCATAATAAATATTTCCATCAGAATCAGTAACACTTTCTATACCAATAATATTAGAATCAGGTACTTCTAAAGTAAGAAATTTTTCAGCTGCTCCTACTGTGAATGTTACTGTTTTAATTTCTGCACTTATTACTTTAGCTGATTTTTTTACTAAATAATACGATGGGTCACCACCACTTTCAGCAAGGGGGGTACCGTCAGTAGCGTAAACTGAGACTTCTGTAAGATCTAAAGAATTGCTTACTTGGAAATTTACATCTTCAGTAAGTAAAAATTTAGTAGGAGATGCTTCCGAGGTAGTAAATATAGAGTTTCTTTTTATAGTAGGTGCATAATTCCAATCGGGACCTGTGCTGCCATTATTTGGTAATTTGACATATAAATCTATATTAGTACTAGAAGGGTTAGATATAACCGGTTTATATCCTAAATTATATGCTAATGCTAATAAATTTGATTTTTCACGAGCAGATTCAATAAATGTTTCTTGTATTTGTGTGTCAGTATAATACGATAAGACATCACCTACATAAGAAGCTAATTCTAAAAATATCATACCCGGATTACTTTCCGAAAAATCATTAAAGTTATCGGGGAAATAATTTTTAGTAAACTCAACTAAATCTTGTTTTAGTTGGTTATAATTTCTATTTAGGTACTTAATATCTTTTTTATTAGTACCAGATGTATTATTTACTTTAGAATAAGCCATTTATTATAAGGTTATTGAAATCTCATTTGTATCATTATCTAATAAAACTGTATAATCTATTTTTATGCGAAGTTGTTGTCCTTCTGGTATAACATCTAAACGATCTACTGCTATTTGAGGTATATGAAATTGAACGTTTTGGTCTATTCTAGCTTTTAAAGTTCGAATTCGTTCATTAGTTTCAGTATTTTGGTCAAAAAGAATTTCTCTTACACCAACCCCATATGAGGGTTCATGATATCTTTCACCAGGAGAAGTTAAAAGAAGATTAATAAGATTAGATTTTATTTGATCTTTTGTTGTGTAATTAAATTGGAATACTCCTTTTTTAGTAAAAGGAACCCTAACCCCGATAGCTTTACGCTTATCAAGATCGAGTGGATCAATTCTATATCCTATTTTCTTTCTTATTGCCATTAAGGTCTAAAATCTTTTTTCTTTTCTATAGCGTTCATTACAGGACTCCAATCTTTATTTACAAATTGATTTACAGGATCATTATCAGCAAATACTTGTTCCGGTGTAGGTGCCATAGCTGTTTCTGATAAAAGCGAATTAAGGGTATCATTGCCCGTATTGAAATTAGGTGGGGGCATTTGTTCTCTCAATTTAGCTCTAAAATTTTCAGCTTCTTGAGGGTTTACATCATAGATAGGATCATGTTTAGTTTCAATAACACGTTGTTGGGGTTGAGTATTTAACTCTTCTTTTAGTAGTGCAATTTCACGCCTTAGGGCATGATCAATTTCTTCACGTACAACTTTTCTAATTATTTTTTCAAATGCACTTAATTTCATTACTATTAGTTTTTAATAAATATATTACTTTTTAACTACTTGATAACCACTGAATCCTTTTGCGTCAACTAAGTATTCAATGAACTTCTCTTTAGTAGAGTTTTCTAAATTATCTAGTATATCTTCAGGTTCAAACTGTTCAGCTAAAATATTAACTATTTCCTCAGTAGAATAGGTTGCTCCTGTACCATTAGCTCCTATTATCCCACCACCAACAGGAGGGGGATTATAGGCCATAGATAATTCTAATTCTTTAAGGACGTTTATAAAAGAAGCATCTAATTGTATACATCTTTTTTTAATTTGGTTTAAACGTTTTATAAGTTCTTCTCTTACTGGGTATAATTGATCACGTATAGCGGCAGCGTTTGTTTTAGCCCATGCAGAGAGTTTATCTACTATTTTAACTAAAGCAGATATCTCACGGAGTTTTGATTTAACAAATTTAATAGCATCACTCATTTTAACTATTAAAGCTCCACTTACAAAAGGACCTACTTGGGCTGCTATTGCTACTTGGGCTACACCTATTAATGTTCTTAATAAAGGGATAAAATTTGATAATAGATTTAAAAAACCTTCAAAAGAGGTAAAAATATTTTCAATTCTACTTACTTTTGTTAGTATTTTATCTATTTGAGATACCATATCAAATACATATTTTTCAGCTTCTCTACATCCTTTTTTTAATTTTTTAAAACCCTGAAGTCCCCTATTATAGTTGTTTTTAATGGTTTCAAATTCATTTCTTATAGCATTATATCTTAACTCATACTCTTCGGGAGTACTTATAGTTTGTAATTGTAATGCTCCTTCTTCTACCTGCCTATCAAATTCCTCTTGGGTTGGGATTTCATTTTGGAGAGTTCTAGCAATACTATGGGGGGTGGGTACTCTAACAGTTATAAATGCATCTAATCCTTTAACGTTTTCATTAATTACGAAAGAACGTTGTTGACCATCAGCAAATATATTCATTACTGTAGGGAGTGCGGATGAAAATAAAGTAATCATTTAATATATACGTTTTTACTTTTAATCTCTTTTATTCTACCTTTAAAAGTTTTTAGTTGGGCTACTAAGGGTGATACTAATCCTGTATTAGCAGGACTAGGAACTGTTGGTAATCCTGGTAATGTAGTAATTTGGTGTAAGGTAGGTAATACTACATTATATAATTGGTCTAAGTGGTTTAAAATATCATTTAATAGTTTTTCTAATTCTTGGCCTTTAACTGCTGGATTATCAGCAAGTTTAGCGTTATTTTTAACCACCCCTAAATGGATTTTAGGGCTATTTACTACAAATTTGCCATTATTTCCTTCATCAGTACTAATATGAAAATCTTTATTTGTAGAAAAAGCAATTGTACTGTTAGAAGAAAATATAGAATCTTCTCTAGCGTTAAAAATTAAACGGTCAGAAGTAACTATTACTTGTTTACCTTGATATGTTTCAGGTGATTTGATCATCTAATTCTTGTGCTTGTTTTTCTTGAAACGCTATTAATTCAAGTTCCCAATTAGGAACTTGTTCTCCAAATACGTTATTCCACCTATTAGTAGTATTTTTATATGATTTACCTGGTTCATACTTATAAGGTAGTAATGCGGTAGGACCATTTTTAGCAGTTTCTGGTTTATAACCAAAATGCCATGGTTCAGTTTTTACAGTTCTAATAAAACCATATTTCCACCCGTGTCTAGCTAACCATTTATAACCATCACTAGTAGCACTTGCTGTAGAAAAATCACTAGCCAATGATCTACCGTGAGCTGATTTGTATGAAGCTGCGGTTAATGGGTTAAAATGTTTAGCTTGGGGGGTTGTGCTATATGGGTCTCCTATTTTATATCCTTCAAAAGGTTCTGTTACTGTAGTTTGTTCTAACCATGGTTCTTTAATTTTACCTCTATATTTAGATTTTAGGTTTTCTGAACGTACAGTTTTTTGAGATTTTTGGATTAATTTTCCATTTAAATAAATATCATCTATGGGAGGTCTAAATCCACTATTCACAACTAAACGTGTTCCTTCTTTTTCAGCAGCTAGTAACATTTTCATTAATGGTTTAGCTAAAGAATCAGTTACTAATACATTCCCATTTGAAAATCTTTGTGGTAAGAGATATAATTGTCGTTTAGTTCGGCTATTATCTTCATATTTACCAGGTATTTTTACTAAATCTTCATATCCTCCTTCTAAGACAGGTGGGGTTTCGTCTGATATTGCATTATTAGTATCATCCGTAGTATCCGTTCTTTCTTCGCCTTCAACTATTTCGGCTGGTTGATTATCAAAATCAGAAGTATTTCCTTGGAAAGGACCATTTATTAATTCTTCTATTGAAGTACCACTTTGAACAAAAGCATTAAGGTTTTCTAATCCTGATTTGGGTTCTTCAAAATTAGCACTTAATGATTTAAAGTTTTTAGATGCTATATTAAAATTATTTATATTTTGGTTTGAAGTAAGATAAATAGAACTAGCATCACCATTTATATCCTCTATAGCAGCAGAGCCTTGGGGTGTTTGGCCATTAGATATAATAGTAATAGGATCACCTTCACTATCATTTTCGGACCAATTATTTTTTCCTTTAGGGGTTGATGAACCAAAACGAATACTATTACCAAATCTACCTTCTAATATCATATCACCCTCAAATGGTAACATGTTTTTAGTATTCATAACTTTATCCTCATTAGTATAATCACCTAAAGGAATATCACCATCATTTAATTGAATATCGGGTTCAGTAGGTAAAGGATTACCTGAGGAATTATTCCACACATTAATAGGGGGGTAGTAGAAATATTCAGCACTCGTGTGTGTCCCTCCTAAGGCATTATAATGTTTATTGCTAGGGGCTTTAACTAAGTCTACTATTTCTGTATTAAGTGGGGTATAGGTTATCCAATTAAAATATGGCTTAGCTAGATCGCAATATTTAAGTATATCTTCTCTGGTTAAACCTCCAAGTTTTAAATTAACCTTACCCCAGTAAATATATCCTATATAAGTTGGATCAAAGTCCCCTAATATATCCCTAAAAAAGAAATGATTTTCATCCATAATAACGCTATATACTCTACCTTTGATAAGAGTAGGGACGTTATTATTTCCTCTAGTTCTTGTAGAACTATTATTTCTTAGCTGGCTTTTGCTCATCTTTTGCTACTTCTTCCGCTATAGCTTGTAATTGCTTTAGCTCATCGTCAGTTAATAATGAATCACCACCACCTGAAGCAGCATTATTTTGCATACGCTGAATTACGGCCATCATTTTAATAAGATGTTCGTCATTTTTAACACCTACTTCTAGGTATTCTTTAATTAATGGTACTACAACAGGGGCATCTCCAATATTTTGTATTAAAGGTTTTAATTCAGCAATTAGAGCATTTACTTGCTTATCTTTCTTTTTGCTGTTATTATATATTTCCTTAAATACATCAGATGATGTTTTACCATCAAATATTATTGTATCAAGTGGATTACTCATGGTGATAAATATATAATTATAAAACTATTGGTTGCCCTGTTTCCCACTGGTTGTAAGCTTTTACATAATATTTTTTAAGAGTTTTAGTGACTTTAGTAATAGATGGAGTATCACATCCAGTTATTTCACGAATATAAATGTAAAGTGCTTTTTTATTAAATATTTCTAGTGTTGATCTTTTTTTAAATAACATTAAAACCGCATCAGCTACTATTAAATCTTCTTCTTTATTAAATATTTTCGGTAATTTAAGGTCAGCTTTTTCAATAAAAATATCTAGAAATTCAATTTTTTCCTCTAGTTTTTCTTGATTTTCCATATTAGTAAGAATACCATTATCAGTATCTGCTTCTAATAAGTCTGCTTTACCTTTCTTTTTAGCGTAGTTTTTATTATTATATAATATAAGATAATTTTTACCTACAATGCTAAAGTAAGAAAAAGCCTTACCCTTTCCTACCTGGAAATAGTGAAGCTTTTCAAGTAGGAATGTGATGACCTCGTGTTTTAAATCTTCGAGGTCATCTACTTCCGTATAATAAAATTTAAATGTGTGTATTAGATTCTCAGCTAATTTATAAAACGAAAAATGAATTCGTGTATTATAAATCTTATTTCTAAGTTCCTGATCGTCAGTAGCTAGGTATTCTAATATTGCCTGCTCTGTATCTTCTGTAAAATATTGTCTTTTACTTTTGCGTCCTCTCTTTTTAGCCATTTAATTAGCGAAGGCGGAATTCATTTATCGCCTCCTGTATCTTCCTAACTTCAGTAAAAAACCAACCTATTTCATCGTCAGTAGCAAAAAAACCTTTATCGTCTATTTGCTTTAATCTACGATCACACATATCAATAGCTTCACTTTGCTTAACTATAAAATCTTCTAGTTCTTCGTTTTTCTTAATCATATTACGAAGCGCAAATCCAGCTACTATTAATAGTGCTAATAATATGCCGATTATAATTTCCATTATTCGTCGTCGCTAAAAAATGAATCAATTATTGATTTCGTTTTTTCGTTGAAGTTAGGATTATTTTCCGGGTTAATCGCTTTAGCTTTCCTTATAGTTTTATCAGCTTTGGAAGCATTAGCGGGTTTCGATTGTTGTACGACCTGGTTTCCTGATCTCCAAATTTGGTATTCAATTTCTTGAGCTGTTTGGATTGATTGATGGATTAATAGTGGTAAATGATTTCTAAATTTAGTTTCTTTTTGACCACTGTAGAAATAAAACTTATTACTCTCATCAAATAAACCTTCTTGGTTACGGATCGCTAAATATTCATTGTGCGAAACCTTAATACCTGCATCCTGTAAGAGGTATATTGTACGGTCATATACTTTCATTGCAGGCACATGTTCGTTAAATTTATATACCATACCAAGGTTTTTAACGTGCCAATCAGAATCATTTTTAGTAAAGTATTCATGTTCCCAATCGCCTAATTTGCCTAGTTGGCAAAATAGTGATACAAAATTGAGTTCCTCTTCAGTATACGCTTCACTATCTGCGTTGTGAAAATCATATAATTTATGAAGTTGATTAGCAATTTTATTTACTCTTAAAATATGATCTAAATAACCCCCAGGAAATGCATTATTAAACCAGTCTTTTGATGAAGCTGGTGCTAACATCATACGTTCTTTAAGGCATTCAGTTAATGTTTGGAGTTTTTCCAAACGTTCACCTTCAAATTTTTCCTCTAAAACATTGTTAAATGTTTCAAAGTTTTCTTTAATTTGTTCAGCTCCTATCATTATTCTAAAAATCCTACGCGTGATTGATCAGTTTCTGGTTCAATATTAATAATATTTGAAAGTTCTTCATATAACCCTTTTAAATCATTTTCCATAAAATGAAGAGCTTTTGTGTTTTCCCCACGTTTAATCATACTATGAACGCGAGCTAATCCTTGATCAAGACGATCTAGTGCGATTTGTAATTGTTGCTTATATCTAGCCATAATAAATTTTTGTTTAATATACGAACGAAATTATCGTTTTCCAAATTTTTTATAATAAGAATTACACATATTTAATCTTTCTTTTAAATGTATTTTACTTTGTGCCTCTGGTTTATGGGCTAAGTATTCTGTACTGACAATATTGATTGAATCGAGAAATTCTAGTGTTTCACCAATATAACGTAATTCAAGCCTATTTTCAATAGGGATTATGTTTTTTAAATGGATTAATTTTTGTTTAATAGTCGACTTCCAGGCGTCGAATTGCGCCTCTGTATCCAATGTATCGAAGAAACTATTTAATGACATAATGTACGATCCGTTGCGACCCTTACCCTTACCCCCCTACAGTAAGGGAAGATACATAAAAAAAGATGAAAGGCCAAATTATTTTTTAAGTCTGTAACGGGGGACATCATCAGAAGGTCCTGTTACTATTATTGATTTACCAATTTCATCAGTAATTCGGTCTCCTTGTTGATAATCAAGTTGACCTTTCTTATCTATATAAAGAATTCCATCAAAACCATATGCTACCATATATTCCTTTATTAATTCTTTTGATAAATCTATTATAAACTGTTTATTATTCATATCTTTATCAGTAAAATATGAATCTAAATCAAAAAATTCTCCTTTTGGATACCATTTAGATTGGTTGTATATCTTAGATAAGATAGAAACTACACCTGATTTGAATTTTTCTTGATTAAAATTTTCTTTATCAGAATAGAGGTCATATATAAGGGATAATTTAGTAGGCCAGTTTTTAGATATACCTAAGTATTTTAAAGCATCTTCTTCGTCTTTTTCATCTAAATCTAAATCAAGGATAAATTGTTCAAATTTTCCTTTTGTTTTAGTTTGAGACCATTTACCTCTATTATACCCTTTAGCAATTACAGCACCACTACCACCAGTAGCTCCTTTTAACTCAACATTATCTTGATCGCCAATAGTTAAATCACCTCCACTTTCTCTTTTTCTAGCATTTTTAAATAAAATAGAGAATAAAATTTCACCAGGACCTATATTAACATTCTTTTCATCAGTAGTACTGCCCATTATTATATAAAGCTGTAATAATTTATCTCTTGGTATAGTATCACCAACACTATCCATAAATGTATTTTTACTTAAATCAAGATCAGCGGGATTTTTAGTATATTCAGCAAAATCTTGTTCTATGCCTAAATTTTCAAGGTGTCTTTTAAACTCACTTAATTCTTTAGGTAAAATATTAGACTCAGATGCTACTTTTTCTAGATAATCATCTATAGCTTCTACAATAGCTACTCGTTCTACAGCTCTATGGATTCTTTTTAATTGACGAGGAGTTAATTCACTATCGTCAATTAACTTTTTAATATCCTCTTTACTAAATCCTTTCTCTTCTTCCTCAACTATAACCTGTTCTTGGAATTCTGGAAATGAAATCCCTTGTTCTTGTAGAATGGTATTTAACACACGAAGATCAGAGGGGCTATCCATGTCTGGATAGCCCTTCTCACATCGATACGCCCATTCGTTTAATAAAGCGTCAATATTGACCATTGAAATTATCCTTTAATATTAGCGAGCTTCTTAAAGCGTTCTACTGACTCGTTAAGTCCTCTATTAACATCATCAGCATCCATTTTTACTTTAGAAATTTGATCCGCTCTATGGTTAGGATATCCTACAGCTTCATCCATTTCTTCTTCTTCCCCTTCTTCGTCAGCTGATTCCTCATCACCCATATCCATTTCTGGCTCTTCATCCTCAGGTTCAACCATAGGTTTAAGCATGTTATAGATTTGTCTTAAAGTATCTAAAGCATCATCCTCTTTTTCAGCAGGTTCGTCAGTAGTCACTTCAATATCGTCATCACCATCAGCTTCAGGTGCGTCTTCATCACCGTCTTCCATATAGGCTCCATCAGTTTGCTCTTCATTTAAGTAAGCTTTAAGCTCTTCTTGAATGATTTTGTTTAGTTCTTCAATAGTCATTTTATTACAATTTGAAAATTTCGTTAATTTTATTTCTAACCTCAGCTCTAATGTTTTCTTTGAGCTTGATTTCCTTCATTTTATCTTCAGTAAATTTTTCACCAATTTCTTTCATTGAGTGACCTTCTAATTCCTTTAAAAATGTTTTAAATGATGGCTTTCTACCTTCTATGTTACGGGTAACAGTTTCATAGTGTTCCATGTACGAGTAATAAGCAGGAACGTCTTTTAAATTTTTAAGAATAGTTTCAGTAGCTTTTTCTCTTTGTTCTTCTTCTGATTCTCTAAGAGAAGTACCCATTTTTCCTAATTCATAGTACATTCCTTTTTTAAATTCATAAGGATTTACTCTATCTAAACGAGTTCCTTGTCCCATTGAATTATTCTGCCAGCCTACTGTATTATTTTCCTTTTTAGGTTTATACCCGTAAAATTGGTCATTATTTTCGTTTAGTGTAGCCATCTAATGAGGTTTTGTTATAAATATATAAAAAATATAAAGAAT